CCATTTCATCTATTTTACCTAGCACTGCGTAGCAAACCCGTTCGGATTACATCCTCACTCTTTCGTTTGCTACTGCGTTAAGTGTAAAATAGATTCATGGTTATCCATGCGATGTTGCTTCGCAACAAGTGTACAGCTTTACTTTCAACTGAGGTGATCTCTTGACCACAGGGGTCGAGATCATTTGATCAGCGGATGCTAAGCTTAAGAACAATGAGTGTCTACCTTGAGGACGACAGACCGATACATCGATCCATCCTCCTCAAGCTGGACGACACCGTGGATGGGATCCACGTACCCTGCTTTAAAATGATCGATAGGGCAGTCGGTTTATTTTTACGTATTGGTAGGTGTGAGAAGCCTATCGATCATGAGCCATGATCTTACGCAGTATCGATCTTATACGCATGAAGTAGTACGATAGGACTATTTGTTTTTGGAAAGCATCATCAAGATCAACGACTAGAAAGCAATGTAAAAGTAAGCGTACCGTGATACGTATAACGAAAAAACTAAAATAACAAAACGAAACAATACGTTGAAGATCACGATCTCGCTATATGGCATGAAAAATAAATAGGATCTGTTGTATCCATGCTGATAAGCCGATCTTTTAGTTTAGCATCAAGAACAACGGATAAAATAAAATGAGATATGAATACGAAGAGGATCCACAACCAGACGTAGAAGAACTTTTGGTGAGTCGCATCTATGGACGCAAACCTCAATTAGAGCAACTGACTGGGATCAGCCAAAAGATGGGGGTGACACCTGACATGATGAAGGCTATCGTTGCTTTACTCCATGCAGGGACACGTCAAAATCAAAGTATCGAAGAACACGTCTATATGGGTTGTATGATCATCGACGATATGATCGCGCGTGAAGATAACTTTGGGTTTTTAGAAACCGTGAGCCAATGGGTGACGACTTATAAGGACATGATCCTCCATCGTCATCGCATCAAGGATATGATTTGGTTAGCGCATTTAGGACAATTAACGAACCCGTATCTTTACATCGAGCAGATCTTAGTCGCGTTAGCAGTGAGTGGGGTGATCAGTATCCAATATGCTCGTCGTCTTAACAACATCGAGTATGAATACTTAGATCTACTGTTAGCGAAATACGGATTGAATTAATCTATCTGGAAAAGAATATGATGTGGTGCTGTGAGACGTCTAAATACGACGCTCATGGCATTATGTCTGATGAGATGAGTAATGAGTAGGATAGGAAGATAAAATGCGTCTATGAGCGAATGAGAGCGTTTTAGAGAGGGATAAGGTTTACCCTATCAAAATTAAATACTCACATTACCTAATAGAGAGTACATTTAACTTGAATAAGGAGCAACTCATGAAAAATGATTATCAACTACATGTAACCGGGATGGATACTTACGATTGGACGATGGAGGAAGTGACGCTCTATCAGATCCAGACGTTCTTGGAGATATTAAGAACCAAATATCCAACGATCAAGATCGAGATCCAACAGGATGATCAGAACCATCTTGTAGAACTAGTGTTATCGGGTTTAGAGGAAACCATTTCACTTGCATCGGATTTTCCCTATTTCACGTCAATGAAAGCCAAGATCGAGAGTCGACAAATCCCTATTACCGTTTTAAAATAGGTGATCCTCGATCCTATCAAAATTAAGAATCTATATCACCTATTAGAGAGAGGGTTTTCGACCCTCTTCTTACGATCGTAGACGACACCATGACCCATAAGGAGGGACGACCCATGAAAGTGATCATTTCATTGGAATCAGACAACCCTGAAGAGCTATCAGGGATTATTCAACAACTCGCTAAGATATTCCCAAAAGATATCGATATCAGTTACGATAAATATCGTTTAGAACAACCGTACCCCTATCCAGACTGGGTACCTCGTTATTTAGAATTCCGTGAATCATTCCTCAAGACTCACCATAACCGGAAGGATGCGATAGAAGTCTATTTCTTACTCAACTGGGTGAAGCATGAACAAAAGATCACCTTTGAGCAACTGTATAAAGAATTAGGGATCAAATACCCTACCTTTAATCGTTGGGGATATGGACACCGTACACCTCGTACTAAATTCCTAGTAAAATGTTTACCCTGGATGAATAAACGGGGTTACAAGATCAATATCGAAGACTACCGTAGACTTTGTTTAAAAGCAACAGAGGAGAAAGACGCATGATGGATGCAACTTACCCAAACAACTTAGAAGAAGCTTTAAAGAAAATCGATGCATTAACGGATTATACCTCCGCTGTGATCTTTTCTTTAGGTTTCCAACTTGGCACCTTTATGACCACTGAGATGTTTTCAGATCGAGAAGATAATGCAAGTAAAATCACTGAGGCATTGCTTCGCAAAATCGATGAGCTATCGCCTAGTTCAAAAGAAGACTTCCGTGGACGTAAATGGCATGAAGACTACTTAAAACATGTTAAAACGTTACCAGAATTTAATCAGAACGATCAGAATCAAGCATTTGCATTGATCAGCTGGTATTGTACCGCACATTCTATCTCTTTCTCTCAATTTGCCAGAGAGTCTAAGATAGGTGGTGGTATTATCAGCCAACTTAAATACGGTGAATACAACATGCAGGATCGTATCCGAAATAAATTGATTGATTTCTTCAATGGAAAAGGATACGAATTAACCATAGACGACATCTATCCACAAGGGGTACCAAAATGAATAACGATATTAATATTTATCGTCAACGATATCAAAAAGCTGAGTCAGATGAAGGACTTGAAAATGCTGCGGTAAATAACCTTCTCACGACGATAGAGAAACTTTTAAAAGAACCTGAGTCATTAATCGACTATCCTCGATTAAACACGCTACTAAACGCTGTGATGCATTTACGGACGTATGATCGTAATGATCCAGTACAGGTGAAACTTGCTTCACTCTTAACGAACAAGTTTCGTTCCATCTAACTAACCCTTTTTATCAAACAACCAACCAACAATAGGAAATTAAATTATGAAAAACTTAACTATCAAAACTCTTGCTTCAGTTGCATTCGGTGCAATTATCGCAGCCTCTACTATCTCTTCCGCTCATGCTACCCCTGTAGTCAGTGACATCGATGTCATCGGTTTGAGAAATGATGAACCAGTAGAATATGGTCAATGGGCTGAAGATTTCCGTCAAATCTTAACCGCAGGTTATGAACGCACTAATTTCGATGCAAAAACGATTCGTGATGAAGCTAAATTCGTTAGTTGTGGTGCGTTAAACCGTTTCAAATCTGAAATCGGTAAAATGTACTGGGTGAAACAAGACCCATACTACGCCGAAGATATCATCAGTGAGTTAAACAAACTCAACAAATCTTGTAAGAAAAACGATTTCTAGTAATTTAAGGTGTACAACATGAAGAAAATTATTGCAACGATTACTTTAGCATTAGCTGCGGCAAACGCCAATGCGTTAATGAATCCAAACAAAGTACATGTATTAGCAAATGGTGCACGTGTTACGACCGCACAAGCTGAACAGATCTATGATAAACAGATCAGCCAACTCCGTCAACAGCTTAAAGCACAAGGTAAGAAACCGACTGCTTGGGATTATGCAGCTTCGTTAAATGGTGTACCGTGTGGGTTAGCGGAACATTTGATGGGACGTTTAAATGACCGTGAAAGTAACCCATTCGGTAAGATCTATGATGCGTATATGAACATCATGGATAAGTGTATGATGAGCACAGAAGAGGAACTTTATCGTGCTGGCTAGAAAATTAGTATTAACGTTAGGGGTGGGATTGCTCACCCTTTCTTCTACGGTACAAGCAGAAGAAAAGATCAATATCGGTGATGCAACCTTTAGTCGGGCTGAGGTGGTGTCTGAAGTTCAGTCTTTATTGGAAGAAGCGAAAGACTTTGAAACTTTCGAATATGGTATTTCATTGATGAAATGTCCAGATAAACTTTCAGTCTTAAATGAAATCAAAAAGGATAACCATGCGGCACCATTACGTCAACGTGAATTAACCACCTATATCCAAAAACTGGGTAAAGTCTGTTCCGATAAATAATCGGTAGATTTATCCTAAACATCTTAGCCATTTGTGGAATCATTCTTTCCACGAAATTGTCACATTCAACATGAGGAGTATAACATGGCTTTAGAAGAACAAAATCAACAAATCGTAGAACGCGTAGTAGAAGCGGCTAACACGATCAAAACTTTATTGGACGATAATATCCTAACGCGTGTAGAAGACGATAATATCGGTTTCGTAGAAGCGAATATCACTGAAGATATCGCAAACACCATGGAAGAGCTTGTACAGCAAACTGAAGAAGCCGTCAATGGTGTATCGATCATTTTCGATCTAGAAGGTGATCTTACCGAAGACGAGAGTGATCTCTAAGAATAAATAGTCGTACTCCATCAGGTCAAGTTACTTGATGGAGTTATGTTTGAAGGAATGAAATATGAAAGACGGAAGAACAGCTTGTGTGAATCCAGAAGCGAAATACCTAGATCCGAATAATTATTTGGACTATCCAGGTTTAGAGAAAGTCAATGAATGGTTGGTTGATCTTGAAAAAAGATATAATCAAACGATTACGGAGTTAACTTTTATTCAATGGGTTGAAGCTATTCAAATGAATAAAAACCGTAGTCCACGTGATATTTATCGTTTCCTCATGAACTATAAAAGTATGCCGGATAGCTTTAGTGTTGAAGTTTTTGTGCCGATGTATCGTCATGCAAAAGCTTTATTAGCGATCTATAAAGACCATGAGTTAAGTAACTTTATTTACGTGAAGAAAGAGGCTGTAGAGTGGACTCCAGTACAACAACCTCTCCCAGGTAGCGGTCTAGATAGTAAAACGGGTTATCGTCCCGGTGAACTTCACGTGATCCATGCGATCAATAAACCTCATATTTATCCGCTACAAAGCGAAGATAATGGCAATGATGGTCCAGGTAACAGCAACGATGAAGTAGTAGCATTAGAAACGGCTACGAAACCAACTTTATCAAAAGCCGATGCATTGCGTAAAGATACGATACGTAAATACCTTGAAGCAGGGAATGATTTCTTATCGAAACTTCCATTCGATGTCGAAGTGATTCGTGATTTCCAAGATCGAGAATTAATTGATCTCTGGGAACAACATTTGGCGTATCTTAAAGTTGAACCTATCGCAAGAGGATATGACTAATGTCGGATGTATCTCTTACGGCTTTTAACGTTAAAGCGAAGATGGATGAGTTAAATGATAATCTGTTGATGACGGATTATTCGATCACATTTGAACAGACAGACCGCTTTAATCAATATTCGCCTAAACTTCGTGAATCCATGGTGTGGTTTACTGATGCTATAAAAGCTTTCTTTGAACAATATGACCACATGACCGATGAGGAAGAGCGTCGATTAATTTACGAAACGTTATTCCAACGACAAAGTTTGATTGATATCACGGAATACGCTCTCTACGTGAACCGTTGTGCATTCTGCCTACAGAAAGGAGAATCGATGCTTGAAGCCGATTCACCTCACAACCCAACCGCGCATATTCATGAAGAACTTAAAGATATCTTTGCTCGTCATCTATCGACAGATTTATGTAATGAAGATATTACCAAGGTTCAGCTCTATACACGATATCTTGAAACTGCTGCAAGACCCGTTTATCAGGTGGCGCCATTTGGGTTATCTGAAAAAGGTGCAGTAAAACTCTATCAAGATCTTTATCGGATGTATGGGCTGATCTAATCTTTTTAAATAATAAGGGAGGGGGTGTTTCCTCTTTTCCTCTCCCTTAATTTTTTTCTTAGGAGAATCAATACCATGGGAATTTTTAAGAAACTATTTAATGCTTTTCGTCCAGCAAAAGCACCTACTCCACCAGAGAGTTGTACTGCGCCTACGGTGGACGAAATCGAGTTAGCCAAAGAAGCTTATGATAACTACATGAAAGCAAAAGAAGAACAGCCTTCAGAAGAACCTAAAGCGAAACCTAATAAAGATCCAAAAGCCCGTGTGGTACCTTGTATCGACATGGTGGAATCCGATTCTACTCGTCATGGTCGTGAAGGGAAATATACGTCACCTGCTAAAAAGAAACAAAATCCTTTCCGTTATTTGGATAAATAAATTTAACGACTTCTTATACGTGATTGAGTGATGGAATAAAAATTCCATCACTTTTATGCTTGGTGTTTTTATCGAGCAGGCTTTAAATCAGATTCAATTTATTTTAAAAAGGAAAATACCTCATGACCGACACGAATGAACAACAACCAATCGATCAGGTAGAAGAAACTCCAGCATTATCTCCAGAAGAACAACTACAGGCTTTTCTTGATCAATTTGGTGAAGCAGAAATCAATAAAATAAAAAACCAGCAAGCTGAGTTTAAGAAATTCTTAGATGAAGCAGATGAATTCTTAACAACTCAACTCCGTGAAGGGAAAGGACATGAAGAAGGGGTGTCTCCTTGGGTAGTGTCACCAGATTCCCCAGAATTAAACCAATGGATGAATAATGCGAACTTTGTTCCGTTATTGGTTCAACATGGTAAACTCGATGAAGCGTTTGAAAAAGAAGCCAAAGAACTAGCACGTGATCTGCAACGCTTACAGCTATTCCACATGGCGCTATATTATCCCGTGAACCATCAAGGCATCCATGAAGAATACCAAAAACTAGATCACCAGTTATTGATGGTATCCACTCAATACTTCTCGTATCAAGTACAGCAAGCCGTTACCACGATTGCGAAAGAATTAATCGAAGGAATGATTAAACCGTTCACCTTTGAACAATTAAAAGATGTGATCGAGAATGCGTATAAAATGCATTATGATTACCTCACGTTCTTAGAAATCGAAACGCTACCGTTGACTTCAGCGAAAGAAGCGTTCGATATGATTTATGATAAATTCTTCTACGACGTGTTCTATAAAACCAGTGAAGAAGAATTAGCGAACAGACGTTTAAAATACGCCGAGAACATTAAAGAAGATACGGTAGAAGCTCATGTTGACGCTCAGTAATATTTACCATCATGTAAATAAACTACAAGAAGTACCCGTCAACTGTGATGACCCGATCCATTTTTTCGATAACTTCAAGAGTGCGATTAAAGCACTCCTTGATGGATGTGATGTGAGAAAACTCAAGGAAGAAGAGATCTTACCTTGTTTAGAAGATTGGACAAAAGCATTATCTATAATTAATGCCAAGATGACCCAATTAAGAGAACAAGTGAAACATGGACCATTATACGATTGTTTATTCGTGGTTCGTTATCATCTCATGAAGAAGTATATTAACTTGATCGAGCTGAAACGGCTTTATATCTTCGATGAAACGATCTGTGAAACGGTTTACCATCGTCATCTCTTATCGGAAGTATTCCAACAAGGTTGTCCTAACTATTGGCGATACATCCGTACGTTTATTTCGAACTATCGTGTACCTCGTACCGAATTAGCGCAAGATTTATTGAAGAAGATCCAAAAAGAATCGGATGGGTTTATTGGTCACTTCTACAATTACATGGCGTTCTTTAACCAATTAGCGAAGTTAGTGAAGGATCGCATTGATCCTGATGTCGTTTATTTCATTGATGAAGTTCTGGTTGCGTTAAATACGCATTATTACTTCGAACGTGGTGAAGAACATTTTCATTATTATCAATTTAAAGAACAAGTTGGACCGCATGAAATCCATGTGGGTCACATCAAACTCACTCGTCTACTTCGTAAGAAAGAGGAGAAAGTGAAACCGGCTTTCCTAGAAGATTATCATCTGAAAGATAAACCGGTGCAACGTCGATTAGATATACCGAAGATCAAAGTCTCGGATATCAAGGTACGAGTGAAAAAGAAACGTCAATACGAGGTACCCACATGTTAGGTTTTATCCGATCACTGAGATTTAAAAAGAAATCCGATACGACTCATCTTCATGAGCGTTTGCGGATTTTATTGAACCTCGTAGGGGTTGGTGACGATATCTATTTTCCTGACCATATCCTTCATGATCTGAAGGAATATGAACAGCACGTACATGAGCAAAAGAAATTGATCCAACGTTTATTGAACGGATTAGATCGTAGCTTTACCATGCAAGATATCGAATATGCCTTATCTTCGCATAATGGATTTCAGTTGTTTGTGAGATCGGTATTACGAGCTTGTTCACGTTCGGTATTTTATACACGAGATAACCAATCTCGTTATCTGAATATCTCCATGCAGTTAGGGATACTAGATCGTCAAGCGATCCGGGCTCGTTACTTCCAGCTTTCAGATATCTTTGAAACGGTCATACAGGATCCAACGTATCTTGTGAAGATATTTCGAGAAGGTGATTTCCATCAAGGGAATATCTACTACGGTATCGTACCATCTTTGATCACCGCATTGAATCAGTTATCGATTGCGTCCATTGATAGACGTTTACGCCCTATCTTAGCAGGTTGTACGTTGAACCCAACGTTCTTGTCTTACGTAAACGATGTGTGCAAGCACTTGACTGAGGAACCCCCAGAAGAACACTCGGAGAATCCGTACGATGAATGAATCGATCCAACAAACCCTTCAAGAAGCAAAAGAAGACCTTAATGGAATCACGGAACAACAGTCTCAAGCACGTGAGCGTTATAATACCCTCATCAATGAGCGTTTTCAGCATTATCCGTTATTAAGAGCATTCTTACTGGATAACTTCCGTGAAGATCTTTCTGATACGTTTTATCAAGAAGAAACAAAAGATTATCTTCCTATTCTCTTCTTAGCAAAATGGGTACCGGCTTTAGTTTCACGCTTACAACCGTATCAACAGACACGTATCCAACTTTATGCGAATACGTTCATTGAGCGTTATCCAACCGCAAACGATTTGATTATTCCATTCTTTGAAGATCTCTTGGTCTTCAATGGAATAAAATAATGTTTTANNNCCCACTTATGTCCCATCTATTCAACATGTTAATACTAGGAGGCCATATGGTTATTTTATTTAAAGATTTCAATACATTCATGAAAAAAGAATTTGATCCAGAGAAGAACTCTCGAGTGATTTCGAATATCCTTTATATTGATCGCATGATCAATCCATTGATTCCCTTTCCTGTTCGTCATGATGCGATCAAAAAGAATCAAAAAGCACGGAATACATTCATCGCATCTGTATTTCAAAACCTGAAAGGGTTAGGTGATCTTAACTTTATGGAACGTCTTTTCTATAAGACTGAAGAAGAGAAGACTAGTCGTAAATACTATCGCTTGATTACTTCATCTAAAGAAGATGTTAAAGAAGCCTTATTGTTTACCGTTGCCGTGATGGCAAAATCGATCGGTCGAGTATTGAGTCAAGATCATCCAGATCTCGAGAAAGAAGTTTTAGAGATCCTAGAGAAATATACGTTACCTATCTGTCATCGTATTACTTTAGTTGAAAATGCCGCCTTCCTCTTTAAAGGTAATGATCTTCTTTTAGCGACTGATAATCCTGAAGCACAGGTTGCTGCGAGTCCAGTCTATAATTACGAGTTAGTGATGTTACGTACCTTCTTATCGATTGCGTTAGGCACGTACGATGATGAAATCATCGAAGAGTTTAAACTCACGTTATTAACGTATCCACATGGTCAACGTTATTGGGATGAGGTTTTCTCTCCATTGGTGGATAAAGTCAAACAGTTAAAGAATTGGGATAAACATTACGAAGCGCTTCATCCAGAGATCTTTGAAGGAGATGAACGAGAGAGTATCATGGATAGCATGAGGGTTCAACTAGTTACGATCCGTATTTTAAAAGCAGTATTACTTGAAGTAAAACCTGATTTTATCGACACGATCAAATATCGAGATAACCATGGGATTGATACCACCCCATTGTTACTTAAGTCCTACCAGCACAAGTTATCGGACATAATCCGAGAAGCGGAGACCCACTTCCCGGACTAAGCTCTTTATAAAGATTATACCCCTATATTACCTATTAGAGGGAATATATTTTAGGGGTTATTTATAGCGACCGATCAAACTTGATACAAAACGAGCATAACGAGGTTTATCTGAGAAGTATTGGATTTTACGCCATTTCTCGTTGTAGTATTCCTCGTAAAGATCGTCTGCATCTGCGTAGCTTTCTACCCGATCTTTGAAAGCATTCAGTTCATGACCCGCATGGATTTGAGCGGTATCCATTTCGATAACAAGATCGTTATAGATATACGCTTTACAAGCTAAGACACAGAGCTGAGCAAACGCTTTCCAAGTAGTCGGATCAAGATTACTAAACTGGGCATCATGGGAGACCATGCAGCGGAGATGACGATCTCCACCTGGCCCTACAAGATCTTGAACTAACACCATGTTGTCACCAATAACCCGTACGTTGGTCGTTTCAACAGCTACCTGTGGTGAGTAAGCATTACCTACCGCTTTAACAGGATTCATCGTTCCGATATCACAGGTACTTATCCCGATACTATTGGTCCCTAAGAACCCATCTAATCCAGAGGAGATATTCCCCATGGAATAGAGGATAACAGAGATCGCTGAGGTGATCGTTCTACCACCTGTGAGCTGCTTAGGGATATGATAAACGTATTTATCATTGTCAATGAATTCAGGATTGACCGTACGTAACGGAATGGTGACTTCTTGTGCACCTGCGGTATTACAATCGTGTCGTACTCTTCCCATGATTACTTTATTGATGATTTCGTCATCGATATTGTTCGCCATGTAAGGAGCACGCCGTAATTGATAATACTCTTTAGGTAAGAAAACGGCTTCTAGGATGCGTTTAGGTATTTTTTGTTTGATCGTATTTACCGCGTAACGTAATGCGTCCATATTTCTATTTTCTCATTTTTTAAATTTAAAACACGTGTTTTGTTGTGTGACCATATCGATCGTAAGTCACACAGTATCTACAGAACACCTTTTCGTCAACAACACTTATAGGAGTACTCCATGTCTAAAGGACAAATTCGTTTTTATGGTGCATCAGGTTGTGGAATCAACTTAGCCCTTCCATACGTGAAATTAGATTCACGTGATGGTTATGCTGATGTGCATACTTGTTTTATTGATACTTCTTTATCTAACTTACCGAAAGATGGGAGTGTAAAAGAAGAACAAGCCTTTATCTTTGAAGGGATTGATGGGAGTGGTAAGCTACGTAGTACCAACTACCATGAGATCTCTAAGAACATCAAAGCCATGGTATTGAAGTTCCCACCAATGGATGTGAACCTCGTTGCATTCTCTGCATCAGGTGGGAGTGGTAATATCATCGGGTCTTTATTAATTAAAGAATTGTTAGAGAAAGATGAGACTGTGATCGCCTTAGTGGTAGGTTCAGAAGAATCTAAAATCACGACAGATAACACGATTAAATCATTACAATCATTAGATACGATTTCTCGTAAAATCGGTAAACCAATCGTGATTGCTTACGTGCATAACTCCGCAGAGAACCCACGTAGTCACAATGACCGTTTAATGCATGTGGTGATCAATAGCTTATCATTATTAGCCTCTCGTGAGAACCGTGAATTAGATACGTGTGACGTGGCTAACTTTGTTGAGTTCAGTAAGGTGACTGAAGTGAAGGAAGGGTTATCGTTACTCTATATCGAATCTTCCGTAGAGAAAGCAGCGACCATCGATTATCCGATCTCAGCGGCTTCTTTAATGCATGAATACGGTGCTACCCCTTCTGAATTAGAACCGGAGTATTCTACTGTTGGCTATCCGATCCATCCGGTATTGAAAGAAGGTGATCTTCACTTCATCATTTCACAAGGTCATGTACAAGACATCTTTAATAACTTGAAGAAACGTCTTCAACGTTATGAAGAAAGTGCAGTTGCTAAACCTAAGACTGAAGCATTGGCTGGTAAGAACAGTCAAGTCGAAGATGACGGTATGGTATTCTAATCGTTCAATCGTATCCCACTATCTTCGGATAGTGGGATATATGCCGTCTAAATCGAGCATAGATCGATTTTTATCTTCAATCTGATAAATGATTAGGATAAGCACTAACTCTCTGTACAAAGCTATTCTATAGCCTTATTTTACGTATTATCAAAAAGAGGTGAACATGCACGTTGAGAACTATCCAATCGAATCCGTTCGATTTATCTATGAACTCTACGATGTTCAAGAATACATGAAGCAACATCGTTGTACTTACGATGAAGAACAGACGATCATCGAATATGCGTTTTCAGCTACGATCGGATATGGTTTACCAAAAGAATTGGATTATATCTCCATGGCTGGGAGAGAAACGATACCGGACTACTTTAATCGAGAATATCTCGATGATTGGAAAAATGATATTATTCGAGAGATTATTCAGCGGTTTAGTTTTAGACTACAAGGGATCATCCGACACCTTGCAGAATATACCATGCATCCGACTGAAATACAAGCCGTATCATTTAATGATGGGGTGATCTATATCGATTGTCAAGTGAATAAAGACCCTTATTTAGCAGAGAGATTTCAATATTATGGTGTCCATCCCTTCTACAGCTCAGAACAAATCCGTTGTCTTTCGTAAACAAGAGCTATCCGCTTTATTTGAACATTGGATTGGTCATGTCTTATTTAAAATAGGGATTACGGATTTCCCATTAAAATACGAAAATCCACAACGTCATCGTGATCTCATGGATAAGGTGGTATCCAGTTATTTTAGACAGGAGTTATCTATCCATACAGGACGTATCCGAGTCGTTGATTATCATGGTCCGGATAGATTAGCGAAAGGGTTCTTGTATTATCTGGCTTCTTTCCTGATCCATAACCATGTGGATGTGAATATTCCATATCGTTTTGAAGGCTATGATCATATTACGGTATTACAATATATCGGAGATGAAGCCAGTGGCCAGTTCTGTCAGCATTTGGATGAATCATTGGGTCTTCATCAATTATTCAATAACCCGTTTATGGAATATCGGATGATCGAAACCCCTTTTGATTTGATCTTTATTGAACTACAGGATTATCGAATACGTCGGTATTACGAAGAGGTAGCAAATGGTACCATTACCGCGTAATCAGCTTTATATTCTTCAGATTGGTGAGATTATCAATTACTTTCAGAATACGATGAGCTATTACTTCCCGGATCACTTAAAGTTTTATTCGTTTGAAGAAGAGTTTAATCGATTGATTGCAGTATTAGAACAATCTATCCCGGAACAAGAATATTGGAAACAAATAGAAGCATCAAGACCCCATGAGCTTAATGATGAAGCTTTTGCGTTATGGGAAGAAGTGTTAAGTAAGTTTATGGAATGGTTTACTCAGAAGCTTTTGATGACTATCCCAGATTTAGAACGGGGTTATGGTCGAAGAGGGTTTCAAGGGATCTATTTCGATTATGATGACCACTACCTGTACGTCTTAGATGCAAGGAGAATGGTGAATGTCCCTTACCAGTTATATTATAAGAGTCAATCCAGGTCTCGTTGATCCACCTCTGGTGTTATTCGGAGGTGCAGAAAGTATCGTAGGGAATCAGATCTTATTTAGCGTAGTCGATGCAATAAGTCAAAATCCTGAAGATGATCTCTTTGGGTACGATACGTACTTTGATGGATTTACGGATTACATGTACGAATTCTTCTTGGAAGATAATCGATACAAACAGAATCCTGATTACTTCATTCAGAAGATGATGGATGTGATTAAACCGATCTTATTATCATGGAAACCGATCCTTGCTTCAGTGCTTACGCCTGAACAAATGCACTCGATGACCTTTCGGTCGTATAAGACAGGATTTGGTCATTTGTATATCGATATCGTAGAACCGATTCCTGCACAAATGTAGGGTTGACTATGGAAGAACCTTATTTTAATTATATCTTTGATGTATCGACTTGTTATCAGCTTATCCAAGAACTGATCAGTCAGAATCTTGATCAACGATACGATGGCCGTGATGTTATTACGAAATGGGTATTAAATTACCCAAATTCATCTGATATACTTCGATCTGAAGCATGGGATTATGAAAGTGATCAAACGAGATGGTTAAAAGGGTTAGAATACTGTGAAATCTTTATTCAACCTCAATTCCATCTTGTAGGGATCTTTGAATCGGTTTCATCGATTCATTTCTTTCCAGAAACGCATCGGACAATGATGTCCGTTTATGCTCGTAAAATACCGATCTAACATTCATGTCTAAAAGGAGGGTATCATGACATTATCAAAACCGGTTCTTGTCATGCAAGACCGCCAATGTGAACACCTGTTAGAAAAATATGTTCGTTCCTATTTCTTTGGGTTAGATGTTCCCTTAGAAATCACTCAACATCATATCGACCAATGCAATCAAGCGATCCAACATTATACGGATGAGTACGGTTATGAGGAACCCTCTACGTATCTCGATGACCGTTATAGTGATTTGATCGGTGATTTAGTTCAGTTGATTGAACTCGTTCAGATCCGTTATACCGATTGGTTTGAACATTGGACTCGATGTGGTCAATATCAATTCGCATTTCGTATCTTAGATCGCTTCGGTACGTTTGCTATGACTTTTTACTAACTGAGATTTTACGACCATGCTTATATTAGATAAATTTAGATTGAAGGACATCATTTCCTTTGAAACTCATGCGCCTTCGATCTTATCACAAAACTTTGATCGAGTGACGGTAGAAGGGATCATCCCTGCTTCGGACTGTCAACGTTATGGATTTGATGCGTATACGACTCATGCACAGATCTATCGTCTTGTACCGGAAGGTACGATGGAAGACAATGCCGAGTCTTACAGCTACCTTCGTTTAAAAACCATGACCGGTGATGACCTGATTGTGGGTTTACCTTGGATCGATAAGAATACGATCAAGATCTATAAATCTACGACAGCGACCTTTACTGTTGAAGATATTGCTCAAGAAGATATCGAACAGATCCGTTTATCGATCGCTCGTCATGGCTATCATTGTACCTTAAAAATCAGTTAATGATTACAACATCGATTTATTAGATGTAACGTGGGTGCATCCCATCTAGCACTCGTTATTTTTCTTAAGCAATCCTAATGCAAGGTTAATTAAGAGTTTCATTAATTTAATTCCGTTATTGAAAATAAATTGAACTTATAAAAAAGTTATTATTATTTAATAAACCAGAGAGCGGTAAGTTCTCTGGTTTATGTTTGTTGATTGTTATTTTTCCCTTTTATTTTTTTGTAAGATTTAGATGGGAAAATGAATCATGTCAAATTTATTTAGAAAAGAATATAATGAATACGGTCGAGATTTAGATTACGTTCGGCAATGGGTAGAACAGAGTACGACCTATGCAAAGATCCAAGATCCAAATCTCAACGTAGAACAATATCAGAATTGGTTGAGAGCGAATATCCGTGAGGATGGGAAGTTTCCGATCTTTAATCCTCGCATGAAGATGATCCGTAAGGATCAGAATAACGATCGTCAGAAATACCAAACCACGATGATCGATTATTTACGTCAAGTTCATTCAGGGGATTTACGTTTTGCCCCTACGTTTACTACCTATAGACCAGAATGGCAACAGAAAGCCTTAGAGTCTTGTTTCTTGGTAGAAGGCATGGATAAACGTAAGAAAGCCAAGAAGCTCAAGTTTAAAGCCATTGAAGATGGAAATGAGTTATTAGCGGATTACTATCAGAACTTACAGTTACTGCAAAAGATCTTGAATAACAGTAGTAGTGGTGCCCATGCGACACAAGGGAATATCCTGTATAACCAAACCGGTCATTCTACCCTTACGTCTATCTGTCGTAGTACGACTTCCTTTGCTAATAGTACGAATGAGAAGTTCCTAGGAGGAAGACGTCATTATTATAACGCTGAGATTACCATCAATAATATCTTAGCGGTATTAACGTATACTTCATCGGAAGAAACCCAATACGTGATCGATACGTATGGGTTACATGTCTTATCGCAAGATGATCTCTTATTCGTGATTAAACGTAGTACGGATATCTATTGGCGTGCAGAGAAAGAGTTTGCGAAGATCGAAGCCTTTGTTCGTAAATTGACTCCATTACAATGTACGCAGTATGCGTATAATAGTGACCTCTGGGTACTCCGTCATTTTAATGATGCGTTTATTAAGAACTGGTTAGAGAAGTTGATCTTAATTGATCAAATCGAACCGCTCCCATTAGAAGAAGCGAAAGCTTGGACAGAAAGAATGGATGCAGACCTCGCTGCATTGATTGGGATCTATTGTGCGAAGTTATGTGATGGTCGTAGTATCTTCAGAACGATCGAAGACCAACCTGAATACATTCCTGTGGTAGGTGCGATTATCAAGAACACCATGGAGTGTTTTGAACTCTATCGTTACTTGATCCGTTGTTTCTGGGTAAATGATATCATGCCATTCAGTACCGCTCATGTGCCAGATATGATGCGTGGCGTAGTAGTAGGGAGCGATACCGACTCTTCACTCTTCTCGATCGATGAATGGGTGAAATGGTATCGTGGTGAAGTGATCGATGACCCATTAAGTGATGCGTTAGTCTGTACCTTGATTTATATCGTGTCTCAGCATATCGCTCACATCTTAGGGATGATGACGGGTTTCTTAAACGTACAGTTAGAGAAACGTCCTTTGATTGCCATGAAGAATGAGTTCTACTTCAGTACGTTCATCACGACCTCATTAGGTAAACATTACGTGGCGAAAGCAAAAGCACAAGAAGGGATCGTCTTTAAGAAAGGGAAAGAACATGTTGAGATCAAAGGCGTAGGGTTAAAGCATTCTAAAGTACCTGCTGCTGTGACTAAAGCCCTTCATGAAAAACTTAATGAATACATGGATATCGGTGCATCTGGTCAACCTTTCTCAATCAAGGATTACTTTACGTATTTAGCCGAATTAGAACATGAGATCTATACCTCGATCAAATCCGGTCAACCGTATTATCTCCAGTCTGGTCAAGTGAAGTTAAAAGAATCCTACAAGACTGAGAACAGTCTTTATAAGAAAGGTTATCTCATGTGGGAAGCGATCTTTGCGACTAAATATGGGCATACGCAAGAACCTCCTTATGATACCTATAAGCTAGATATCGTACCAGATACTCGAGCACGGATGTTAGCTTGGGTAGAGAAATGGGATGATCAAGATTTAGCTGCATTATTCTTAAAATGGATCGAAGAAGAGAACGAAGGTAATCTCATGCAGGTGTTCCACGTTCCTCAAGCGATCATTCAATCAACAGGTATTCCTGAAGAGATCTTCCAAGCCATGAATGTGCGGAAGATGGTATACACGATTGTGGCCCCTTACTATATCTTTATCGAAAGTATGGGTATCTTTATGAGAGATCCGGATGATTATTCCAGATTATGCTCTGACGACTTTCCACAATACCGTATACCTTACTAAGGAGCACCATGTTCGATTTAGGGGATATGCAGTTAAGCACCATCGAAGATCAAAGTTTGCTAGAGAAAGTGGAGAATGCGTTATTCGTATTCTTCTCACTGTCGGTAGCGATACCTTGTTACGCGATGGCTATCTTACTTTGCATTTTAAGATAATCCAACATAAGCGAGAGAGGTTATCCCT